TTGTTCAGCAGTGGCAACCATAGCGGCAAAGCGCTTGAGCTTTTCCGTAGTGCAAACCCAGTCGCCATTTTCAGAGCGGGCAAAGTTGGCTTTGAGAGCCATTTCAATTAGGGTTTCGTCGGTCATGCTGTGATGCTCTGAAGAGTTGCGTTAGCAAGGCGCGTGGGGTAGTAGGCAATACTTTTTATTACCATGCTGTAATTGCCGCTAATTCCAAACACTTCACATACCGGAATATCTACAGAAGTGTCTGTAACTGGGGTGGCGCCAGTAGCAGTAGCAGCGGAATCATTAAAGTTATAAGCGCATGCAATATTTTTATACACGTTTGCTACAAAAGCTCCTCCGCCAAAATAAATATTGGCAGAGTTTCCAGCGCCAGCGATAAAAAAGTTTGTTGACGCATTATCAGATCGAACTCTGAGGTAAGCGGTGTTTGCGGCATTTCCAAACTGATGCACAACTCTTCCAGCCCCTTGATTCGCATGCAAAGGCGCTACAGAGGTATACAACGTCCCCTGATCCTGCCGATACCAAGTCGCAAAGTTATCCCCCAGCATCGACGCATTGTCCGCTGCTCGGGTGACTTGGGAGGCTACTGTGGGGATGTAGGACGTACTAAACCCGCCTTGCTCTAGTTGAGCGCCCCAAAGTGCATACGAACGACCAAAACCACCATTAGCCACTTCAAGCCAACCGCTTGTCCATTGAGTAGTAGTCCCAGACAAGGTGATGCGCCACCATCCATTGCCTACGTTAGTGACATTGCGAGATATATTTGACCAAGATGCTGCCGCAACGGGTGTAAATGACCCATCAAACGGTTTGAAAGTCATGCCAACCGATCCAACGACTCCATCAGACATGTTAATAGTCAACGTGTCGGTAGAAATGCAGTCAACGTTTCTTATGTAAATGGATGAACTGACGGTGGCGTTTGCTCCGTTTACGGCTGTTGAAGTTTGAAGAATGTATCCAGAAGCTGTTGCCGTTACTTGCGATGCAGACACAGAACCATTTGGGGCAACGATGACTGATGGAGTCAGCGTAATACCAGACTTGCTCCAGCTTGCCGCAGAGAAGTTCTCAGATTGCAACAATACATTGGTTGACTGTTGCTCAATCAGCAGCCCGTTAGCCGCCAGCGTCGTCGGGTTGTAGTCAAACCTCGGCCCGTAGTAGGCCGTGCTGGTGGGCGCTGCTTGCGGGTTGTAGACGTATGGGTCCACGCTGGCGCTGTTGCTGAGCTGGGCTCCCCAGATGTAAATGCCACTGGTGCCGTCGCCGGTGTAGGACTCAGCACCAACCCCTGTTGCAGTATTCAAATAAATCTGATGCGTTCTAATTCCTGCCGTTGACGGAGTTGAGATAACAGAGCAGCGATACCAACCGCTCCCAACAGGTGTAATAGTGCCTGTCCCGCTTACAACTAAACCGGTTGAAAGGTCAAAAGTGGCATTGTCGGCAGGAGAAATAGACCCGTATCGAATAGTAAAGCGGCTACGTTCCGCAGCTTTGGCATACACAGAAAAGTTGTATGGCGCAACGGCTACGGTTATTGACTGCAGAGCTAGATGCTGCGAGGCAGCCGCATCCTCAACCAACTTATCCGCCGTCCGAGTCCCGTTCGGATCGCTGTACTGCACCGCCGCAGCAGCAGAGGTCGTGACTTGGTAATCGCCGGGGACGGAGCCTTGGACTAGTTGAGCGCCCCAGACTTGGCAGATTTGCCCATTAGCCGCTACGGTTGTTGCACCGTCAGCGGTTACTAATATTGGAAAATATGTGTAAAGCGTAGTAACTGGATTTGTTGCAGTTAACGTGCAACGATACCATCCGTTGCCTTGCGCAGTAATGCTGCGTGAAATAATAACGCCACCGCCCGTAACAGCAGTTGTGCCAACAACTCCATTTTGAATATCAAACCAAGCACGGGCTCTGTCCGTAACTCCAGTGTCAGACAACTGTAGTATTACCCACTGATTATTTGTATATTTAACGTAAACGCTTAATGTGTATTGAGCGCCAGATACAGAAGAAATTGAAAATCCAAGGTTGCTTTGAGTTCCGTTGGAAGTTAACGTGTCAGCGGTTGTTGTGCCATTAGGAGCAAGTCCAGTGTTTGCGGTTACTAGCGTGTTATTCGTCCACACCGCATTATCAAACTGCTCACTCCAAGTCAGCAGGTTCGTCTGCACGAACGAGTTGCTCTTCGTCCACGCCGCATTGTCAAACTCCTGCGTGAAGCCAAGGAGATTTTTGGGTGTTGTGCTGTTATAGCTCGGCGGCAGATAGATGCTGCTCGTCGTTGCTACATAGGGCAGAGTGGTGGAGCCGGTGTTAACCTGCGCCGAATGGAAAGAAATTGACCCTGTAGCGTTTCCTGAAACACCAATACCAAACCGAACATCCGACGCTGTTCCCACAGCAGTCCACGTTGCAGTCAAGATACCGGGGGTGACCGGTGTAGACGTCAGAATTGATACGCCGTTAAGCGTGTAAGTAGGCGTAATTCCTGAAACACCTAAGACCTGTGACGCCGAAACACCAGAAGCAGCCGTAATGGTTATTGACTGCGTATAAACAACACCAACAACAGTTGTCAGGCTTAGTGAAAAGAACGGTCTCTGCGCTGTGGCTGTTTGCGTGTAGATAACGTCGCCATTGCTGGCCGTACCGCTTGGAGCAGACGTTCCAGTGCCAAAGGCTGATGTGTACCCCGTTGGCGCTACGCCGCCTGTGTTGGCAAACACTGAGTTAATCAGCAGATTGACCGGCGCGTTGGCTACGTTGAGTTGGGCTCCCCAGGCAAGCACCGCACTTCCGACCGTGCCGCTTCCTGTGTCGTTATCCGTGTAGATGTAGGCAACGACGCTGTTTCCAGCAGTAACGCCAGATGTATTGGTCAGAGCAATCCTGTACCAACCATCAGAGACAAACGCAGATGTAGCCAATCCGCTTGCTGGAGCAGTAAACGTAGCGCCGCTAAATCTCGCTTGCGCCACAACAGACGATGTAGTGACGTTAAAAAGAAGCAGACTGCAACCTGTAAAGGTTCCAGATGGCGGTGCTTTAACGTATAAAGAATACGTGTTGATTGCTCCACCAGCAGTAAAAGTTTGCTGTAAACGCTGAGAAACCGCAGTGCCTGTAAGCAAGTCAGCAGTCGTAGTGCCGTCTGGAGCAACCGCCGTGTTTGAAGTGACTGTGGCGGAAAACTTTTGCCATATAGCAGCCTCAAAGTCCTCCGAGTTCGTCAGCAGGTTGTGCGGCGCGTAAGCAACCCGGCCATTGCTGTCCGTCAGCGTGGCGTTGCTGGTGCGGGAGAAGGTGATGCGGGGGTCGAGGGTGGTTGCCCCGGCAAACGTCAGATCAAGCGACGCGTAGCCAGGCGACCAGGCGTTGATCCCAGCCGAAGACCCAAGGCCAATCGGCAAGCCATTTCGAATAGGAATGCCGAAGAAAGGCATATCAACTCACTGGATGTTGATGGGCTTGGCGTACACGCTGCCGCCGGCGGAGATCTGAATGGCGCTCACACGCCAGGTAGCCCCCGTGCCAGCAGGCACCGCAAACGGAATCGGCGTGTTAGACGGGATCGGAGTGTCCGACGTTGTAGCCGTCACACCCTCACCCACACGTACATACGCGGGCGAGGTAGTCCAGATCACCACGCCTTGAGGGCCAGCAGGCCATCCGGTCGTGCTGGCCGCAGTGCCGGTGAACGCTGCAGTCTGAGCAGCAAAGGAGGAGTCAGCCAGGGGTTTCAACAGTTCCATGATGCGTCCTTACGCGAGGAATTTCAGTTTGACTTGTACCACAAAACGCCTGTACCACCCAGCGATTTTGTGCGCGAGCTTCTTGTGCAGCGGCCAAGACAACTCGTCTGGCACATCGTTGTAGACGTACATGGCGTCAGGCGTAGTAGGAGATGTTCAACTTGGCGCCAGCGCTTTGCTGAATAAAACGGATTCGGGATATGTCGCCGTCGTACTGCAGGGTCACGCCGGCTGCAAGAGGCATGCCGATCGACGCTGTAGGCGCGTTTCCATCATCCCGCCACCGCACGGCAGCAGCTTCACAACTGATCAGCGCAAACGAAGGTCGACAAGAAAGCCCGTTAGCGTCTGTAGTCGGTGCGTTAAGCCCTGTTGATGCCGACAGAGATGTAATCTGCTCGTAGCCAATGCAAGATGTGATGGCTTTTAGGTTGATGGCCACTCAGAATCTCCCGCCAAAGGGCCGCAAGTTGATGTTCAGGTCACCAGCCACGCCATCTAGCGTACCTACATAGATGCCGCCCGGCCCGTATTGTACGCCCGCGCGGACGTCAGACGGAGCCGGGTACAACGAGACGCGCGCTGCCTCACCCGTAACGACAGCGCCAGCGGCCACCAGCACACCGCTGGTAACGTGAGTGATGGTCTGGGCCGCGCTGCCAACAATAATGGCCCCCGGCCCCGCCAGCACACCAGAGGCATCGTGCGCTCGGGTGCGGGCTGCACTGCCCGCTAGGGTGGTGCCCTGGCCTGCGAGCGTGCCCGAGGTGGCGTGCGGGACGTTGTGCCGTGCCGTGCCGGCCAGCGTGGCCGTTTGGCCCGACAGAACACCGCTGGTCGGGTGTGCACGAAAGCGTGTGGCCGCCCCCGAAAGCGTGGTGCCCTGCCCAGACAGGGTGCCGGTGGTGGCGTGCGTGACAGGGCCACCTGCACGCGCTGCACTACCGGCAAGTGTGGTGCCTTGGCCCGTCAGCGTGCCGCTGGTGGCGAACGCCCGGGAGCGTGCCGATGTCCCGGCGACCGTCGAGCCGGGGCCTGTCAGCGCCCCGCTGGTGGCATGGGTGACTGCGCCGCCGACCCTGGCCGCCGAGCCAACAATCGAGCCGATCTGGCCCGTCAGCGCGCCCGTCGTGGCGTGCGTGACAGCCCCGGTGGCGGTGCCGAAGAAGACTGTCTCGGCTACCGCGCCCGCAGCCTGGCCCTGCACCGCAGGCGGCGTGATGCCGTTGCGGCGCCGGTAGTTGCCCCGGTCAATGCCTTGGCCGAGGTTGGGCGCGGCCATGACTTACCCGTTGGCGATGGTCAGCATCAGCTCAGGCAGGCCGCTCGATGTGCCGTCAGCGTTGACACACACCGCCAGCGCCGAGGTGTCGAACATGCGCGGCAGGCCCACCCGCATGTAGTCGTGCAGGTCACCAAAGTTGGCCGCGATCACCCGGCCTGACCACAGCGGGCGGATCACCAGCACGTTGAAGGTGCCAACTGTCGCCACCGTGCCCGCCACGCCCGTGACGCCCTGCACACCCGTGTCACCAGCCGCCAGCGGAAGCTGCCACATCCGGCCCACGGTCGGCGCCGCACCGATACCCACCGCACCCGTAGACCGGCCCGTGGTGCCTGACTGGTTGGTGTAGGTGACGTTCACGGCCTGGTTGCCAGTGGCCGCCGTCACCTGCTCGACCCAGATCTCGGTGTTGGTGAAATCGGTGCCGTCAGGCACGCGGGCGCTGTAGCTCGTTGGCGTCTGGCCCGTGGTGCTGGCGTTGAAGGCATACGCCCCGCCCTTCCACAGCAGGTCGTAAATCATCAGACGGCAGGCCACGGTCGAGGCGAACTCGACGTTTTGCAGGTAGCCAGTGTTTCCTCCGCCAAAGGCATCGATCAGGGGCACGCCCGCCGTGGTGTCATTTGGGACAACACCCGTGGTGGTGCTGGTGCCCGCGAGCGTGCCAGCGCCAGGGGCGCCCGCAATGTCGAACAGGCTGAACCAGCCGTTGGCCACCGTGGTACGTGTGGTGGTCTTCTTGATCGGCACCCGCTGCTTGGCAGCAGCAATGAGCCCGTCGAGTGTGGTGATTGCCATCAGTTTGCCTCCAGCCAGTCAGCGGCTGCGTTGATTCGTGCCGCGTAGTCGCGCAGCGTTGCCGGTGTCTGCCAGTCGGTGTGGACTTGCACGTAACCTTGGCCGTTGCCCGTATCGACCACGGCAGCGAACTGCACAACGCCATCGACCACATCGGCGTCCGTGCGCCGCGTGCCGATGTCGCTCGGGCCGATGGTCAGGCTCACGCGCTCAGGGCGGTGTAGGTCAGCGAGCTGCAGCTCACGGTGTCACCCGCCGCAACCACCAGGCCGTTGGTCATGTTGATGTCGGACGCGCTGGCCGCCACCGCGCAGTGGATCACCACCGTGCCGCCGTTGGTCTGCAGCGTGGCCGTGGCCACCGCGCTGGCGTTGCCGGTGGCGTTGGTGTCGCTGCTGATCGCGTTGGCCGTGGCCGTGCCGCTGACAGCAGCCGGGAAGGCCGTGGCGCTCAGGTTCAGCGTGGCCACCACCGTGCCCGGTGAGCCAACAGTGCCTGACAGGCGAAACGCCAACCGACCGTTGGTGCCAATCAGCGCCGTAACGGCGTCAGTCGCAGCGTTGCGTGCTGCCGTCGAGTGAGTTACCGCCACTTTGAAGCTCCTTCAGCTTGTCTTCATCAATGAAACCGACAAGCTCGTATTGTTCGACCTTGCCAGTATCTTTGCGCTTGATTTCAACGGTGAAGCGCAGTTCACCTACTTGGCCGCCTAGCTCGATCACGCCAGAAACTTGAGCTTGTAGAGCGCGGACAGGTACTGCCCGACGATCTCGTCAATGATATTCTGAATCGGCGTGTCGTCCTTCTTGCAGCACTCGTAGCGCATCTTTTCGACCTCAGCCAACGAATCCTCAAGGAACTCAATGATGTTGCCGGTCTTCTTGGCGCTCATCAAAGTGATCGGGCCAATCAGCCCGTGCCGCCCCTGATAGGCTTCAGCAAACTTGTCGGCCAAGTCAACGATGCCGTCGTAGAACTCGTTGAGCGCCGAGTGCTTGGCAAATGACCGGGTGCTGAGGTGGGTTGAATGAGCCACATCTCGCGCTAAAAACAGCGTACCTACAAAATCAGCGCAGGAACTCATACCGGCACCCCCATCGGTTCGCCCATCGGCATCTCAGTCGCGCGCTGGTTGACCACCATGTCGCCGACCGTCATGACGTCGCGCAGCGTTTGCATGACGACCTCCTGCACCTGCTCAGGCTGCATACCGTTTGCCACCGCTTGCAGTCGCCGTGTCTCGGCCTCGTAAGCCTTGACCTCAGCGTCCGTCTCAGCCTTGAACTTGTCGATCTCCAGCTTCTGGGCTTCCATCGACTGATTGACACGCTGAAGCATACCAGCCATTTGCTGCATCTCCGCAGCCATCGCTTGCATCTGCTGATTGGCCGCCTGCAGCGCCGGGTTTTCGTCCGCGTCGCTCATGATCTGCGGGTCGATGGTCTTGGCAAACCGCTTGGCAAGCTCTTGAGCACCAGGCCAGTCCATGTTCTTGACGAACAGGTCGCCCGCCACCGCCCACAGTTGCGGGTTGGTCTGCAGCAGTTGAGCCATCGCTTCCAGTGCCTCTTGACGCTTGGTCGCGTAGCCCGGACCCGTCACAACCACCACGTCGTACTTGCCGACGCTGGGGTTGTAGATCTTGTCGATCACGATACCCTGCTCGTTGACGATCTTGCGCACCGGCTCAGGCTGCATGGGGTTCATCTTCACCATGCTGGACTCGCCATCCTCGCCAATGATGCGAGCGATCCGCTCGGTGTCGTAGATCTTGGGGATCAGATCCACCAGTTGACGAGTAACATGACGCACAGCCCGAGCCAAATTATCAACATAGTGGTACGTCCCGGTGTCGCCCTCGCGCTGGCGGGCCAGAATGGCCTTGCCTGAGCGCTCGTTGCCTTCCAGCCCCAGCGAGGCGTTGTACTGGCCTGTGGTGCCCTTGATGTCCTCTGCAGCCCCCATCTTGGCCTGAATCAGGCCCGTCTGGGCCATCGGCGGCATGGCACGCTGCGGCAGCGGCAGCACGCTGCCCGAGCCGTCAGTCACGTCAGGGTTGACCTCAAGGTACGGCCAGTTCTGGGTGTTGGCAGTCTTCCACTGCAGCTCATACCCCTCAAACTGACCGCCGTAGCCGATGAATGGGGCCTTCGGAGCCAGCGCCAGCATCTCGGCCTCTTGGCTCGTCCAGTAGTTGTACATCCGCTGGGCGTCCTTGGCGTTGCGCACCAGCCCGGAGACGTACAGCCGACCGTCAACCTCGTATTCGTTGCCGACCACCCGCACCACGGGGATGTACTTGCCGGCCCACTCCTGCTCTTCGAGGATCTCGTAGCCGTTGATCTTGCACCACTTGATCTTCTTGCGGTCGGCTTGGCGTGAGCGCAGCGGCTTGCCGAACATCGCCTTGAGCTGCTTGTCCTCGGGCGTGCCGGCAAACGCCGTCTGGTTGCCCGGATACAGGTTCAGCGTGGCGCGGTCGTAATCGACGTAGAAATACTCGGCGATGCGGATTGTGTTCTCGTTAAGCCACTGGCTCAGCGACTGGTCGCCCACGCCCAGGCTCATCAGCGTGTTGGCCGGCGAGGCGTTCGGGTACAGCCGGTGGTACTCCTCGCGGGTGATGTCCTCGGTGATGAAGCACCACTTGGCGTCCGAGCCACACGGGTCTTGGATCAGCGGATCCATGTAGACCGAGAACGAGTTACGCACCCGCCCGATCTTGATGTCCTGATTGAACGTGTCGTCGTCGCAATACTCGGTCAGCAGGCGGATGTAGCCCTCGCCAAACGACACTTGGTTCTCGCAGGCGGTGTCGTAGGCGACGTCGGCGTCGCTGATGTACTCGATGTGCCGCACCACGCCATCAAAGATCTCCGCGACCTCGACGTCAGCCTTGTCGTCAGCCGGGATCACCTTGCCGCTGGGGCGGTTCTGCCGCTGGTCGTTGGTGACCTGCCGGACGTGCTGCGGCAGCTTGTTGATGGTCAGGCAAGGCCGAGCGTTGATCGTCTGCCCCTGCACCGCGCCACGGGTGGCCAGAACGTCCGCTGGCCACTGCCAGTGGTTGTCCGGGCTGCCGGCAAAGAACCGCAGGTCGTCGATCTCATCTTCCCGGCTCTCGCTGTAGGCAGAAATGGCCTGATTCAGCCGCTGGCGGGCGGTGGTGAGAATGTCTGCTTCAGACTTGTTCTTGGCGCCGCCGCCGTTGGCCACGGCAGCAGCCGATGTGATGCCGGTGTAGTCAGCCATGTTACTTCTTGCCCTTTGGCGCGGGTTTTGAGCCTGATTTGGCCTGCGCAGCACGCTGGGTGCTGTACGCGATGGCTACGGCCTGATTTTGGGGCTTTCCAGCCGCCATTTCGGCCTTTACGTTCTTGCGAAAGGCCGTCGAAGACGCTGATTTGACGAGTGGCATCGTTTTGGCCCCTTTTTGGGCGCTACGCGCCCATCCAACTTGCCGACATTTGGCCTCTGTCGCGCATTGTAATCGTGCGCGGGCGCTCGACATACTCGCGGCTGGCCAACGGATAGGCGAACGTGACCGCCAGCGCGTCTGCGGCGTCAGGAGAGGCCAATCCGCGTGCTTTCATGTCCTTCTTCGACTCCAGATAGATCGTGCCGCTGCTATCGGGCTTGGTCTTGGGGCCTGTCAGGTCCGCTTTGAGCTGCCGGTCGTTGGGCATAGACCCTGACTTGATCCACTCGCGCATCGCGCCCCACATCTCCGCGCGCTTGTTGCCCCACATGATGGTGTTCTTGGCCTTCCAGCCAAAGTTCACCCCGCGCACCTTATACCGCTGCTCGGTCAGCCGGTCAAGTATGCCGTACCCCAGCCCGCCCTCGTCCAGCACCACCAGCGCTGGCTTGAACTCCTCTATCGCCTCAATGACGTGCCCCACCACCGTCATCGTGTCGTCGCCCCGGTAGCGCCGGATGGCCAGCAGGTCGCGCCCCTGCCTGGCCACAATCACCGTCGCATCCGCGCCGCTGCGCGCCGGGTCCACCCCCAGCACGATAGGCGCGTCGGGGTTTTTGTAGCGTGGCCGGCGCATAGCCTCGTCCACCATGCGCGGGCTGATGAACTGGTCGTCGCCGGAAGACGGAAAGTCTCCATACACTTCTATCCGGGCCTGCGGGCTGTCCTCGCCGTACTCCGCAATGATCTGCTCGTACACCGCCTTGTCGGTGTCCTCCACCGTGCGCGAGTCGATGTTGCGCGTGCGCCAGAAGTCCCGCTTGGCGTTGAAGCACTCGTAGAAGTACCCGCTGTTGCGCCGAGGGTTGCTGAACGCCGTCCAGAACCGATGCGGCGTGTTCTCAGTGAAGAAGCCTTGCGCCACGTCCCAGATCGTGTCCGGTATGCCGCTGGCCTCATCGAACACCAGCAGCACGCCGTCGCTGTTGTGCAGACCGGCGTAGCTGTCCGGGTTCTCCTCCGACCACAGCCGCCCCTCCGCGCCCCAGTACCGCGTGCCCTTGCGCAGGTCGCGCTCCACCAGGTCCGTCAGCCACTTGGCCGGCGTCACCCTCGTCGCGCTGATCTCGTACCAGTGGCTGTTGATCAGCATCGCCAGCCACTTTGTGATCTCGGCCCATGTCACCGAGCGCAACTGCGCTTCGCTGTTGGCGCTCACGATCACGCTCGCCCCGATGCGCGTTGTGATCATCCACAGCACCAGCCAACTGACCAGCGCCGACTTGCCGATCCCGCGCCCTGACGCCACGGCCATCCGAAACACGCTGAAGTCCACCTTGCCGTTATTCGACTTGATGTGCTCCTTCAGGTCGCGCAGCACCTGCCGCTGCCACTGGCGTGGGCCCTTGTAGTTGGCCAACGGCGTGTTTGCCTCGCCCCACGGGAACGCCAGCATCACAAACGCCTCGGGATCGTCCTTGACCGCCGGGCTCCACAGCCGGGCCATCAGGGTCTGTTCGTCTTCAGCGCTGTACTTCGGCTGCTGCATGCGTTGGCGCGGCTATCGACGCCGCCTTCGGTTGGTGTTCGATGACGTCCACGACGTCGCTTGGGATCTGCATGACGCGCTGCTCAGCCTTCTCCAGCGCCATGCTGATGCTGATCTGCTGCGCCACGTCCACCTGCACATGCTGCTTGGCGACCCAGTCGTGCCGGTGCTTCAGGATCATCTCTGCGGCCTTGGTGTCGCCATTACGCGCCGCCGTGTGGATGACAAGACTCATCTCCCCTTCAGCGTCGGCGTAGCCCTTCTGCACCGCCAGCTCGGCTATCGGGTCCATCTGACACAGACGCCGGTACTCAATCGGCAGCAAGCCTGCGTTCAACGCCAGGTTGTCGCCACGCAGACCCAACTTGGCCGCGTTGTACAGCTTCTGCAGCACAGCCTCGGTCGCCTTGACCTCACGCGCCGTGATTGGGAGTGACTGAAAGCTCATGCCCGTAATGTTACAGGTTGTTGGACGGCTTGCAAGTGTAAGGTGGTGCTTTACGGTGTTGTGCTGTAAAAAATTTTGTTTGTGGCCCCTTCGTTTTTGACCGCTCAGGCTGCCGGCCCTCCCCTCCCCCCTCCTGGCCGCGCAGCTCGCTGCCCTGGCCGCGCAGCTCGCTGCCCCCAGCCCGTGGGCAGTGGTGGGCAGTGCCCACAGCATGCAGTCACCACCAGCATCATGGGCAGTCATGGGCGGTGCCCATGCTGGTCGGTAGCGTGGCTGTGTCCTGGTGGCGTGGTGGCGCGGGGGTTTGGGGCGCGGGTGCTCGGGGTAGTCATGGGCGGTGCCCACGACATGCTTGCGCCCATACACACACATACACCTATACTGTAATTATATACAGTATACTCTGACGCCGCTATTCAAATTCTGTATCCTGCCCATCTATACCCCTACATAGGTAATAGGCCCCCAAAAAAGCCACCCACGTTTTCACCCCCACGGGCATAGCCCCCACCCCGTAATCCCCCTACGTTTTGGTCGGATATGTGTTGACTGTGTAAAAGAATCCGTTACAGTACATCCACCGCGCAGTTCGCGCGAGCAACCT